CCCCGCTATCACTATGCCCGCCATGTGGAACTGCTGATCGAGACGCTCGAGCAGCTCCAGCCCGGCGACGCGCTGATCCTCAACCTCCCGCCCCGGCACGGGAAATCCGACACCGTCAGCGCCTACCTAGAATGGCGGCTGGGCCGCAACCCGACTGAGCAGGCCATCTACACCAGCTACTCGGCGGCGCTGGCCTACCGGCGTTCACGCCAGATGCGCAATGAGGTCATGGCGGGGGGGGCGTTCCGCGTCTCGTACCCACATGTGCGCATGAGCGACGACGCCTACCGGGTCAGCCAGTGGTCGCTGGCTCAGGGTGGCGGGATGATCGCTGCTGGTGTCGGCGGTTCAATTACTGGGATGGGTGCGACTGTGGCCGTGATCGACGACCCAATCAAGGGCCGTCGCCACGCTGAGTCCGTCCGAATCCGTGAGGCGGTGATCGACTGGTTCCGAGCCGATCTGCTGACGCGGCTCGAGCCTGCTGCCAACCTGATCGTGATCCAAACACGCTGGCACCGCGATGACCTCAGCGGCTGGCTGCTAGCACAGATGGAGAGCGAAGAGCTGGGTAGTTACCGCTGGCGTGTGCTGTCGCTGCCCGCGTTGGCCGAGGAGGACGACCAACTAGGCCGTGCGCAGGGTGAGGCGCTATGGCCGGAGCGGTGGCCACGGGGGAAACTCGAACAGAACCGCCAGCTCCTCGGCGAGTACGACTGGGCATCGCTCTATCAGCAGAGGCCCTACGTGCGCGGGGGAACGATATTTACCGATCAGATGACGCGCTGCGAGGCCGCCGCGCCACTACCTCCAGGCGCCCGGATCATCATCACCGCTGACCTAGCAGCCAGCGTCGCCACCAGCGCCGACTACTCGGTGATTCATGTAGGCGCGGCGTGGGGCGCGGGTGCCACCATGCGCGGGCGCGTGCTGGAAGTGCGGCGCGGACGTTGGGACATCCGCCGGCAGATCGCCGAACTGCTCGACGTGCAGCGCACCTACCAGCGGGTGGTCTACGTTGAGCGCTCACCTAACGCTATCCCGGTGATCCAGCAGGCACGCAGTGAGGGTGTGAGCATCGTTGAGCTGCGCGCCGAGGGAGACAAATTCAGCCGCGCCCAGCCCTATGCGGCGGCCTGGAACGGTGGTCGCGTTGAGCTGCCGCCAGCCCCCTGGGTTGGTGCCTACATCGCCGAGTTGACCGCCTTCACCGGCACCCACGGCGATACGCATGACGACCAGGTTGACGCCACTGCCCACTACTGGCGCGTGGCTCAGCAGTATGGTGAGGGGTGGACTGTGAAAGGAGAGGCGACATGACTGTTGCCGCTGAGATCGTAGGATTGCGCAGCGCGGAGGCGCTCGAGCTGCGCGTGGACGAGGTCGAGCGCTCCCGTGCCGCCCGCACCGATGATGGCGCTGTCGAGGTACCCTGGCCGATTGACCCCCTGCGCACGTCGTTTTTCTACATCGAGTCGCCCTGGCTCAGTGCCGTGGGCAACCTGCTGGCCGATGCCGTCTCAGCTGCCCGTTGGGAGTTGGTGGCGCGTGAGGTTACGCCGGAGGGCGAGCCGATTCAGCGTGGCGCTGAGTGGCGCCGCGAGCAGGACAAGGACTATGCTCGCGCGATAGCCTGGCTCTCTCGCGCTGACGTAGGCGGTGACGGGGTGAGCATCCTCGATCTGCCGGGATTGCTGCGCGCCATGTGCGGCGCCTACGACCAGAACGGGAACGTGTTTGTGGAGGTGGTGCGCGACCGGGCCGGGGTCGGCCCGCTGCGCATCCAGCACCTGCTACCGCAGTACGTGCGGTACCGGGCTCGTGATGGCAGGCTCGAGCTCTACCAGATGGACCCCTACCGGGGCGAGTTCGTGTTCGTCCCGTTCGGCGAGTGCGCGGCTGGTGACCAGGAACGCCGCGAGTTCCTGCACCAGCGGGCGGCCAACACGTTCAGCTCCTACTACGGGGTGCCGATGTGGTACCCCGCCAAACAATCCGTTGAGGTCGATAATGAGCACCGCCGGTACTTGCGGGGGTTTTTCCAGCGCCACACCACGCCGCGCTACCTGATCGAGATTACCCAGGACCCAGCCTGGCAGTTCAGCCAGCCATCGCAGGAGGATGTAGACGCGGTGTTCGCCCACGTCCGCTCGTTCCTCACCGCCAATGCGGGTGAGATGGCGGGGCGCAACCTGATCGTGCGTTATCCAGGGGGCATCCAGATCAAGGCGACAGCGCTCGACGCCAAAATTGAGGACCCCACCTTCCCTGAGACCAGCGTCCGTATGCGCGATGAAATAATGGCCGTGCGGCATATCAGCCTCTCCAACCTGGGCAGCCCCGAGGGGACGAACCGGGCAACGGCGCAGGAGCACTCGGACAATTTCCGGGCCGAGGTGCTGCACCCGTTTGCTGCGCCACCGCTGGCCATCGTCAACCGGCTATTACACGCGCCCGAGCCGCACGGCCTGGGTGTGACGACCTACGACCTAGTGCTCGAGTTCGAGCGGGTCGGCGACCTGCTGCAACGGATCGCGGCGGTGGTCAACGCTGTAGGCGGGCCGGTGCTGTCGCAGGTTGAGGGGCGGCAGATGCTCGGTTATGAGGCCAGAGGGAGCCCGGAGCTGCTGATCCCCGTAAACATGGTGCCAGCCCTCGAGCTCGATGAGGGCGGGCCGGATGCCTGATGAGTCGGCGAACGCGAGCCAGTCTGCGCCACTGGCGGCGGGTCGAACAGACGGTTAATCAGTTCGCGCCGTTACTGTGGGCAGGGGCCGCGCGGCCCCTGGCAGCCTGGCTCCGGCGCATACTGCGGGCGATCCGGCCCCAGGTCGAGGGCCTGGTGTTGGAGCAGCGGGCCCTCGAGGCCGAGATTCTCTACCTGACATCGCTGATCGCGGCATTACAACACCTCGATGCGCCGCCCGACACAGAGGCGTTAGTGCTCGAGCTGGCCGAGCACGTTGCACTGCAATATGGGTTCCTGCCAGCCGACCCACGCCGCCAGATCATCCTGAAGTACACTACACGCATTCTCGAGGACGACCTTAGCTCGTTCTGGCGCACCCTAACCAGCCCCGAGACGCTGGCCCGCCGACTCGTCAGGCTCCGTAGCGAGGGGCGCAGTTACGTTGAGATGAGCCGTGCTATCGCCGCCCAGTACCAGACTGAGTTCTATCGTGCTGAGCGGCTCGTGCGCAGCAGCTACAACACCAGCGCCAACTATGCGCATTACCAGGACCTGCTAAACGCTGGCGCCGAGGAGCACACCTGGCTCTCGGCGCGGGATGCTCGCGTGCGTAGTGGCCAGCGTGGCGGTGCTAATCATCGTGCGATGGACGGGCAGACGGTGCGCCTGGGCCAGCCGTTCCTGACGCCGCGCGGCTATCGGCTGATGTTCCCTGGCGACCGGTCACAGGGGGCTCCGGCCGATGAGGTAGTTAATTGCCGTTGCAGCACGGCATAGGTGCGGCTGGCCGTTGGCAATTCCAGGCCGGTATTGACTAACGGCCATCATGTGCTAACATAGCCGTAACCCCTCCGGGGTGTCATTGCGCGCACTACGTGCTACCGTCCTGGAGGTGTTGTTTTTTGCTGCCAACACACCTACAACTCAGAGCCAGCCCCGAGCGGCGCTCGAGCCTCCCCCTAGAACTCCGCCGTCTGCGCGAGGGTGTCGTGCTGCTGCGCGCCAGCAACGACACCGCCGTGGATGGCCACGGCACCGTCATCACCGTGGAGGCGCTGCACGACTGGTGGGAGGGCTACCAGCAGCACCGCACCATCAACCTACAGCACGGCATCGACGAACTGCGGGGCATCGCAGGTAGGCCGATGGTGGGCGTCGCCACGCGAGTCGATTTCACCCCGCAACTCGAGGTCGAGGTGCGCGTTATTGACCCCGCGGCCTGGCGGCTGATCGAGCAGGGGGCCATCGCCGGCGGCTCGTTGGAGTTCGTGCCAGCCGACAGCTACCAGCAGCACGTCGAGGGCCGAGAGGCCGTGGTTTACACGCGGCTGTCGAGCGAGCCGGAGCTGACGGGCCTGTCGCTCGTGGATATCCCGAGCGTTCCCGGCGCCGACATTCTGGCGTTGCGCAGCCTCTTGCCCAACTGGGCCTACGCAGTTATCGACCCGCGGGTGCTGATGGGGGAGATTACCGAACCGGCGCTGATCGACAGCCTGCGGTGGTTGCCACACCATGACCTCTCCACGCGCTTAACTACCCACGAGATGCTCGAGCGTGCCTACGCCGAGATAGAAAATATTGCTGTTCCCGCAGAGGGCAGCCTCTCGCGTGAGCAGATCATCCGCCGAGCCAGAGAGCACCTAGACAGGCACAGACGCCTGGGCCTGGGCATGAGAGCCAGGCATATGGAGGTTAACGTGAACCGATGGATCAGATCTCGCACCGAGCAATACCAGGCCGAGGGTCTGAGCGCGGAGCAGGCTGCCGCAAGGGCAGCGGCAGACTACCAGGCGCTCACACCTGAAATCAGGACACGAATCGAGGGCAGCACACCTGGGGGCTCGAGCGCTCCCGCAGCCGGTCAGCAGGCGCAGCAGGTAGCCGTCCAGGCTGGACAGCGAGTGGAGCCGCAGTGGGACGAGGCCCACCGACGGTTCGTGCCTGTGGTGGTGAACGTCAACCACAGCCAGCCGCTCGACCAGCGAACCGACCAGCAGGGCGCCCAGACCGCCCAACCCTCTGCCGCGGCGCAACAGACCTCGCAGGCCGCCCAGGGCCAGCAGGATGGCACACAACAGGACGACCTGGACCGGCGTGTGCAGCAGGCTATGGATACCCGTATTCAGGCCATGATGCGGCAGCCCGAGAACCCGATGGCCGCCATCGCCGCCGGGTTGCAGGTTCGCAGCCAACGCCTGGACCCTGAGCAACTACTGAGCGCGGTGCTGGCCGCCACCGTGCTACCGCGTCTCCAACAGCGTGCCCTCGACCCTAACGAGATTCAGCGCGTCCACAACATGCTCCGCGCCCACGGTATCAGCGAGCGTTCCCTCTCCATCGAGGGCAACGGCACCGTGATCTACCAGGAGCTGGCCAGGCAGTTTGTGGTGCGCCCCGCTCCCGACATCGTGGGGCGCAACCACTTCCGCACCCTGCCGATGGCGGGCACCCGGAAGGTCGATTTCCCGCGCTTCAGCCGCGCTGGGATTCAGTTCCAGTGGAACCGCTCGAGCGGGCCCCCCGGCCCCGGCTCGACCAGCGAGATCACCCCTAGCACGCCCACCCCCGACACCTTCCCGATTGAGGTCACCGAACTGAACGGGGCGGTGCCCGTGACTGATGGGTTCCTCCTGTTCAACGCCTCCGGCGCAGCGTTCGTGCAGCAGTACCTGCTGCCGGAACTGCGCGCTGCGGCCCAGTTCGAGGAGGACCGGCAGTTTTTCCTCTCGACCGGTGTCCATCCCCTACCTGCCACCTTCCATGGCCTGCGGCATGCCCTAGGAGTCACGGCAGTTGCCTCTGCCGCCAACGGCGAGGCGTTCGTGGAGGGGATGCTCGACAGCCTGCTGCGAGCCATGCCGGCAGCGTTCAGAAACGACCCTCGCCGCCTGGCGTTCTACCTGCCGGTGGCCCGGGCTGACGACCTGCTCGAGCTGCGAACCAGCCGCGCTACCGCGCTCGGCGACCGCATCCTTGAGCAGGACGCGAACGTGCCCGGTCCGTTGCCGGTGGCGCGCCACCGCGGTAGCGACGTCTACTCGATAACGCATCTGCCGACCAACGAGACCCAGGGCACCAGCACGGATGCCAGCACCATCTACCTGGTGCATCGCGACCAGCCGGTCATCGGCGACGCGCTGACCATCCGCAT